CTTATGTTAAGTTGAATTAATTAAGTTATTCAAGAAATAGCGATTTGGTCAGTGCGGTGAGGTCAGCAGGTGCTACCCGTAACCCCGTGGTGATTGTCAAACCCTGTTTGGAACGCTTGTGGTTGAGGCGATACCCCCGAAGAAATATCGTTTTTGACAGCGCTAAGAGCTGAAACGACCCACAAACCCTAGAACGTGACCACCACAGCCAGCTCCCAGAATTCAAACACTTAAAACCCTTCGATAAGTGCGGCCCTAATTTTATGCTCTTGGTCTAAATCCTTGATAACGTGTTGAGCGTCTCAAGTTTTGGCTGACCCGTAAATCGCTATTCATTGAATAACTTATGAACCCTATATAGGCAAGTGATTTAAATACGTCAACAGCTAAAATCAATAAAAATGCATTTAATTTCATATTATTTTCAAAACCTTCAGTTTTATGGACTATTCCGAATGTAATTAATTTTAAATAAAAACACATATTATCATAATACTAGTATAATTAACCTAAATTAGACCCTAGAAAATGAGGTAGGTATCAACCCTAATAACCCTATTTAAAGGCTATGTTTAGATTGAGTAACAACTACCAATAATAAATAATAATCCAGACTTAGAATGCTAGTTATATGATGTACTATTATCAACTACCACTAGGATACATGCACATAGCTATAAATAATAAACCTTACTTAAACTAGTAACTTATATTAAATACCATCTATAAGCTTTTAATAGGATTAGAATACCCCTCTGGATAGTACTACAGGTATATATACTTATAGATATCTATTATAGGTTATATATTAGTTATATATTATATATATATATATATTAGTTATATGTATTATAGGTATATGTATTAGGTTATATATTATAGTTATATATATTATAGGTATTTATTATAGGATATATATTAGGTATATATATTAGGGGGTATGTATATTTATATTAGGTATTTATCTATATATGTATTTATTTCCCCTCTATAGTGAAGCACTAAGGAATTGTGTTTATATTCAATAGCTTGGCCAGTAGCTCAGTATTGGAAAAAAGGTAGTGCCCACCCGCCCCCATACATATATATTAATCCATACTGGACAGTGGCCTATGGGGGAAATCGATGGGCTTTGTTTGTATATACCCCCTCACAATTTTATATCATTTTTTATTGATTAGGTTTTATACTCAGTGTGTACCTGGTTCGCTGTATTAGATAGGCCCTAGAATCGTTTCTAAGCCTCCTGGAGAGCGTTTTGTACTTTCTGTGATAGATGACACCAGAGAACTACTAAACCTTCTGTACGGGGCTTAGATAGCTCTCTGGAGCATTCTGTGTTTTATAGTATTTTATAGTGTTTTATGTAAGTCCTGGTATACTAACCGTTTCTATATCATTAGACACCATGCTGTTAAGTTGTAACTTGGTGTAGTTCTGGTCAGCAGGGAATACGTAACTTCTCATACCATTAGCATAAGAGTCACTAGCACCATCGCCCATCAACCACACTTGTGTAGCCTGATTTGCACTAGCATTATTCAGAGCGAAGTTTGTAGTGTTATAAGTGTTATAAGAACCTCTAAAGTCTTTACCGACCTTGAAGTTACTTACCCACTTAACTGGGTCTGTTATCATCTTTTCAATCTCATTATCTGTAGGCATAGTTTGATTGATTTTTAAAGTTGTAACAACTACACTTGCAACTTTCCCATGGAAACTTCTATTAGAACTTCTACCACCGATAGTTAGGTTTCCGTATACTTCACGGTCAGTTCTTATACCAGTGTTACCTGCATTCCAATTTGCTGTAGTAGAGTACTGATAAGAAGGAGTCGCCCATCCGTACTGGTCATTAGTCAGTCTGATATCGTACGCATCAGCTAAGTTAACAGCAGTTGCATTATTAGAGCTAAACCTACCACCCTTACTTGCAATATAGATACCGTTCCAGTTGCTAGTGTTAATACTACCAATAGCACATTCGTTATATCCAACACCTTCTCTACCTATTCCAAAGTAAAGCTGACGATTAGAATCCATTCTTAAGTATATGTTATCATTCCCGTTACTAGCACCTTCTCCTGAGTTCCATATGTGCTGATTAGAACTTACGCCATCAGCTTTAAACACCATTGCCATAGCCCAAGGACGTGCATTGGTGCTGTTAGATGTCTTACCACTATCAGTATTGTTAACTACTGTGTTAGCTCGACTACCCATATTTATAGGATTGTAAAAAGTACTTGGAGTAACTTGTTTAGCATATTCGTTAGAACCGCTAAAGTCTAAAGCCTTAGTCCAAGGAGTGTCATTTGTTTGTACTGGAGCTACATTAGTAGCAACGACTTCAAATGTACCAACACTAGAACCATAAGAGTTAGCTCTAGTTACTGTTACTGTATAAGTAGTATCAGAACTAACGTCTGCTAAAGTACCCTGTAAGTGACCTGTACCAGTGTTATATACCATACCTGAACCACTAGGGCTTATAGATACAGTCTGAGTCCAAGTTGCACCAGCAGGTAATAGTTGGAAGTTAACTGCAGTACCTTCTTGATAACTATAATCAAGAGATGAGAAAGCAGAAGGAGTTAAATCAGCATTAGTCAAAGAAGTAATCTCTGTCCAATTAACATTATTACCACTAAACGTAGTAGCACCTGGAGCTGAGTTAAACGTATAACTACTAGCATCATGCGTAGCTTCAGGCATATACCATGTAGTTCCTGTAGCATCGTCTGCATATGTATGTGTATGTGATGAACCTGTACCAGCAGTTAAGCTGTTATATATCTCATCATAATACTCGGCTTCTTCAGCTGTAGCAAATAATGGATAATGGAATTCACCATCTGGAGATTCTATATATCTAAAGTTCATAGTAGGAGCAGTTGGCTCTAACAAATGAATCTTAGGTAAACTAGCTAATCTAGCATTAGAATCACATAATTTAATACCTAGTCTGTACTTAACACCTGATATTGTAGGATAATTAGTTCTAGCACATGTAATCCATACACTTTCACTAACATCATAATAGTCTATAGTAATGAAACCATTTTCATTTAAACCTACACGCATCTTAACAGGAGTACCTGCTAACCAAGCAGCACCTTCAGGAGAGCTTGAGAACTTATGTGTAGCATTAGACCAACCGACACCTTGAACATATCCAGTGTTAGCACCGTAGTTAGTCCAAGGACCATTAGGGCTAGGGTGGAAGAAGTGTCCGAATTGATATCCCCAGTGACCTGAGTTATTACCATTCTGACAGAAGTTAGCTGGGTCGCCATAAGAAACGTTACCATTTACATCTGCAACGTCATCAACAACAAGGCCCATACCTATTATACCTTCAACACGTATATCAAAAGTATAGTATTCACCAGCTTGGTCAATAGTGTCAGAAGACATCCAACCCGATTGGTTATAATGTGCAGCTGAACCAGCACCTACATCTGAGTTAGATGGATTAACAGCATTACCTACTAATGAACCGTTAGCTGCAACACCTGATACGTCAGCAATCATAGTGCTGTACGGGTCAGATATAACAACAGACTCAAATGGTCCTACTGTAAACAATTCATTCAATGTATTTACAACGTCTTGTAGACCACCTGATACAGAAGTACCATTTACAGATACATCTGTATGTACTAGTTGTTCAAAGTGTTTTAATGTATTAGCTGCATCAGATTCATTAGGAGAACCTGCACCAATAGCATGTATATGTATAGTACCATCTACATCAGCAACGGCTTTAATAGTATTAACACCAAAAGATGAACCGTTGTCCATTATTATAGATGTAGAAGTATCGTCTAATCTAAAATTAACGGCTGTTCCGTTAAGATTTGCACCTGAGCTACTTACACCAATTACATTAGCATTACTATTTATATAATCTACACATGCCTGAGCATCTGCAAAAACATTACCATCCTTATCCGCAAAGTCATTGAAGTCAACAGCATAGAATTCATACTGTGTTTCAGGGTCATTAGCTGAACGGATGTCATTTATTATATCAACTCTGTTAGAGTCATCAGCATTTATTTGAGCACTTAAACAAGCGTTCCAATATGCTGGATTAGATGAACCAACGAACGTAATACAGTTCCCTGATTCGTTTCGAGTTATTCTTATAGACATATTCTTACCTTATTACTGTGATTAATGTTGTTAATGGTTGTATAAGTATCTCATTATTACATCGTATAGCTGGTAATGCCCTAGCGTTAACATCTTCTTCTGAAGCTATGTACGCTGACATTTCAACACGATTTAAATAAGCTACTCCTTGTGAACCCGTGCCGTAAAATATCGGTTGAGTAGTAAGAGGGAATGTAAATGTTACATTGTCATTACTGTCTCTAGTAGCCCATATTAATCCTACTTCAAGAGTAGAGTTAGCAATCTGTGGAACAACATTGAAAGAGAATCTTACCTGGATTCTATCACCTACCTGACACTGTGTCATGTCATAGCTGCCTTCAGCAGCACTGTATTGTAAGTCTCCAGAGGTAACTGCGCCACTTAAGGACGTATCACTGTAGTTAATAAGGTCTGTTATGCCTTCGGGCATGTATAGCCCTCCGAATAAACCTTTACTTTGGTTAAAATTTGGATTAGTTTCACCCCAATACTCTACATCGTTAGCTAATTGTCTAGCTGTAGAGAATCCAAAACGTCGCCATGAGTTATTTGTAGCTTCAGTATTAGTATATTGCACATTAGAGCCTAAGCTATTGGCTCCTGCAATCCCTGTAGTTCTATCTACAAAGCCACCAGTAAATTCATAACCAGCCTGAGTGCTGCCATCGCCTACACCTGTACTGGAACCTCCTAATAAAGTTAATCCCATTAGGATACTAACTTATATACGGTAGCTGAACCTGAAACAGCTTTAACAGATACTAATCCTATTGGGGTAGGACGTAAATCTAATGAGCTATTTGCTGGCATTATAAAAGAAGTACTATCAGAAGGAACATCATGTCCAACTGACAACAATAATGCTGAATCAGAGTACAATATAAGAGTATTATCTAGTACACCTTCAGCTGAAATCTCTGTATAAGCAGAGTCTGAGACAGAATGCTGTCCCGATTTAGTGTTTGCCATTTATTAGTTCCTTTATTAGTTATAGTTGTTATTATACTTAGAACCTATAATCGATTCTAAGCCCCATAGAGAGGTATACAAAGCACTTCCCTTGTATACCTACCTATTTTAGTCAGAACGCTCTGTACGGGCGTCTGAGAGGTCTGTAGACCCCATATCATTCCTAGTAACCCCTTGAACTTTCTCATATGTACGTAAAGTACCTAATCCGAGCATTCCAAGTAAGACAGGCATCAATGTGCCTAAGTCAAATACAGGTAAACCAGTTAAATCTAAATCTATCTCCATAAATTCTGCTAAGTAGAATGCAATAGATTGTATTACTCTATCCAAGACAAATGTCCAGGCTAAAGCAAAGCCACAAACCCATCCTACGAAAGGTCTCCAGCCAGATACAAATAATCTGCCACTCTTAGCTTCTTCTTTATTCACAGCAAGTTGCGCTAAGTCTGCTTCTCTAGCTAACTTAGTTATACGGAACTTCATTGCTGCTTTTTCTTCATCAGAAGTGTGTAGGTCATCTATTATACCAAATACACCACCGACTACATCGCCTATGATACCAGTATTAAATAATCCCATAATAATCTCCTTATTTAGTTAATGCATTATAGAAATTAACAGCATAACCAGCAATCATAGGACCATTCTTACCTACGTCACCGTTTATAATACCCCTAGCATTCTTCCATTGAGTAAATGAAGGATTCTCAGGTAGTATATCAATTAACTTCTTCTTTCTATAACTCCCTGTAACCATACCCCAAACCATAGCACGTACTGATACGTCTAAGTCTAACATAAGGTCTGGATAAGTAACTAAATCTAATCCTAGAGCATGTCCAGTCTTAGCATAGTTATACAAGTGAGTAAGCTGTACTAAACCACGTCCATAATAGCTCTTACCATTACTCTGTGGTAATGCGTAATCTTCGCGTATTATTCCTTTAGTGTAAAGTCGAGCTACAGCCTTACGACTGCCAGCATCTGTTTTACAAAACCCTTCTCTTACAGGCTCCATAAGACCACCAGTCTCATGATACGCTGTAGCTAACACATAAGCTATGTGAGAACTAGTTAGGTTATTATCTACACCTGTAAGGATAATCGCTTCCATTGCTTTAACTTGAGCAGCAGATAAACGACTATCCTTCATAAATGGTCTTACAGCATCAAAGAATGCTGATAAATTCATTACTTAAGTAGATTCTTAAGTTCAGCTTCAACCTTCTTAACTTCAGCTTTCTTAGCTTTAACACGTTGTACTAATGAATCAGTAACAAGCTTAGCAGCTTCTTCTTTACGTGATTCAGCACGAGCCTTAACTAAAGCCATTTCGTTACGTTGCTCTTCCATACGCTCTACAGCATATAGCTTAGCTACTTCTAGAGTCTCTAGTACTCTTTTAAGGTTCTCTTCTGAACCCATGATACGACCTATAGCACGTACTGCGCCTCTACGAAGTTCCTGAGTAGCACCAGATTTGTCCTGAGGCCAAGGAAGCTTGTTTGAGTTAGTCCCTACTTTTACAGTAGCTGTTGGGGTCGGTTTATCGTTTTTAGTAGACATTGGGGTCTCCCTGTTAATATCTTTGTTTAAGTCTATTGATTGCATTTGGAGTAACATTATTATTAAGTCCAAACATTGAGTTGTAGCCTTTTGCTACGGCTTGCCCATTACCTAATGGGTCTGACATCATTGCTCTATATCTCTGTTGTTCTGCAGCAACTTGTGCCTGTAGGTCATCTACAGCCAGTAAGTCAATCCAGTTTCCAACAGAACCAGCAACGGCATCAAGTCTATCATCATGTGATAGGCTGCCACGGTCTCTAGTTACCTTGGCTAGTTGGTGAAAGAAGCTATAAGAAGCTCTAGACGCTGCGGGATACTTCTGAACAGATGCCCAGTCAGACTGTATTAAGTCTAACTCAACTACTAATCGACCTGAACCTATAACAGGTTCTAGCTTATCAATTATACGTAGTTCCTTCTGCCCACTTTCCCAGGGGTCGTCTATCTCTACTCCAGCACCTACTTCTTGCAAAGCTTTGAATAGTGTAGGTTCCCATACCTTTTGTAAAGCACCATTACCGAAGTTACGTTCTATAGAAATCTTATTAGGTTTCCATTTAACGGCAACTGCGGTCAGTTCAGCTAAATCACTAGCTTCTAAACCTCCTGGTACTCCTCCTACGGCTACAAGGTATACCTTGTTACCTAAGAACCTAGTAACAGCATAAGCTGTCTCGTCACCATTCTGACCACCACCAGCGGGGTCAACATACATATGAGTACCAGTGAATTCACCATACTCAGAACCAAAGTCTGAGCAAGTATACATAGGGTCTTTAATAGGATAATCACTAGCAGTCACAACACGATTGTGTATAGACGGTTGGTGATTAAGTAGTATAGGACTTCTGTCCCGATTTATATTCATAAATATAAGTTTATTTAGTTTAAGAGGATACCTTGCAGCATCAGCTAACCTAGTATCCAACATATGTTGTAGTTGGAAATAAGCAGCACCTTGGTCAATCTCTTTCTTAATAAGAATGTCTTCACCAAGTATAACACTGTCAGTTGGTTTACCTCTGTTACCTAGTAGTCCACCACCTGTAATTAATGACGGGTCAGCCTTCATAGCTTCTCTAATCATAGGAGCAAGGTGGTCTCCATAGTTATCTATTTCTTTATCTGTAGGATATCGCCCAGGCCAGATTCTTATTCCGAATCCACGTCCAGGCAAAGCATTATAAATACTATCTACACTCTGTGGTGTACCTAGATATATAATATCGCCCTTAGAGCATATAGATGTAAAGTCTCTAGTTAAGTTAGTTAACTTTTCTCTAGCATCTGCAGTCAAAGCATTCTTAGCACTCTCGATATCGTCTGCGATTAATACGTCAGCACGTTTACCTTGTAGGTTAGATGTAATACCCACACAAGCCACACTAGGTGACTTCTCAGGGCCTTTAAGAGCATAATGTATATCATAAGCAGTCACTGAGGCTCTATCGCCCTTAGACTTGTCTGGTAACATACATGATAACTCATCCATACCATTTAGTATCTGAATAATCCAATTACTAATTTCCTTAGCCATTGTATCACCAGCAGATATGATAAGTACTCTAGCAGCAGGGTTATGTATTAATCTCCAAACTGCGTAAGCTGCTGTGACCGTAGTCTTAGCTTGCCCACGCTGAGCCTGAATCATTCTATACAATGGACCGTACTGCAAGTACTTAGCCATATCTAATTGGTTCTCAGTACAGTTGAATCCCATAAGACCAACTATAACGTCGTATAAGAACTCCTGGAAGTTAGGGTAAGCCTCCTGAATAAGTAGAACCTCTTTAATTCGTTCTGACTTATTCATATCCCTTACATCACGAGCCATTACTTAGTACCTGTTAAAGGTAACTCTGTAACGTTAGAGAAAGAAGGTCTATTAGCCTTCTTCTCTTTTAGCTTCGCTTCTAACTCACCAAGAGCATCTATCTGCTCGCTATCATAACTTATATCATTATCCTTTAGGAATTTAGATATAGCAGATAACATAGCAGGGCTTGTTTCTATTACGTCTTGTTCTAACTCGTTCTCTAACACCTTAGTAAATATATCTGTAAGTGTTGAATGAAGAGTACCCAGAACTTTTTCTGTAGCAGCACCTTTAGCCATATTGTTCTCCTTATTTAGTTAATAACCAACCTATTAAAGTAAATATAATAGGAGTTATCGTCATGGTAGCTGTATATAATACAGTCCTACCATAACTAGCTTTCTCTAATGTTCTAATGCGTGCAGAATGAGAATCTAAACGATTCTGTATAGCACCAAACTTATTAAGAATGGTAGATATATCTGCACTCATTGAACCAAGAAGCATATAGAGTTTGTTTTCATCTTCTTGATTATTTTCAGGCACGATAGCCTCCTATTTTATTGTGGTAATTGTAATGTTAACATTTGAGCTTCTAAAGACTCAATTCTAGCAACAGCCTCCTGCAGAGCAGCAGTCAGTAACGGTACAAGCTTAGCCTGGTCAATACCTTGATAGTCAGGTACTTCTGTACCATCTTTATCTACCTTAGTAGCATCCTTAGTACCACTAACAGCCTCAGGAACAACCTCTTGAGCTTCATGAGCTATAAAGCCATCTACTCTAGTATCAGTTCCTATCCACTGGAAGTTACAAGGGTTAAGCTGTTTAAGTCTATCTATACTTCCTGTAATAGGAACTATAGCAGTCTTAAGCCTATAGTCTGAACTTGTTACATAACTTACTGAGAAAACGTCAACATCTATTCTACCTACTTCACCAGAAAGATTCTCGAATCCTATATGGGTCTGAGTAGTGTTAACATTACCTACAGTTTGTAAAGCACGCGAAGGACCTACAACAGTAGATTCTATAAAGCCACTACCTGCTGCACTAGCACCACCAACGTTTAATGCATTACTTACATCTAAATCACCAGTTATTCCTACACCAGCTACCTGAGTAGTAAGTTTAGTTGCACCGCCATAATGTAGTGAAACTGCATTAACACTGTCTGACGTTAGCAAATTAAAGCCTAGAGCAGATTGTAGCCGCACAAGATTACCTTTAATTATAAGGTCACCTGTACCAGTATCTGAGATATAAGAGTTAGTACCATCATGATAAATGTCTAAATCATTACCTGTTCCAAAATAGGAGTGTGTATTGTCTACTCGTTTAGAGTTACCATGAAACTGAATAACGTCACCAGTTAAATACATAATGGCATTATTGTTTGCCTGATTCACAAACCTTATGTCATCACCCATAAAGAATAACTGACCTGTAGTATTATGTTTAATTACAGATGCTGTACCATCTTGATACATCAATAAGTCATCGCCTGTACCTAGTTTTATCTGGGCATTATCGGACATATCTATATCACCACTATCAAGGTAAATACTACCTGACGTGCGAATATCACCGTCTACATGAAGCTTGTGACTTGGATTGAAAGTTCCAATTCCCAAATTACCCCCAGAATTAAGTATCATTGATTTAGTTTCACTACCGTCCAGTTCCCATTGTATAGAATTACTTGTTTGCCATCTATACGGCGCACTTCCACTATCAGAAATAGGTGACTTCAATGTAAGTATTCTATTTTGTACACCTAAATCTGTCTGTGCTGAGAATACTGATTGGTCAATACCATCTGTAAATAAATGCATCTTAGCAGTCGGTGCGGAAGTACCTACGCCTATACCTGTAGACGTAACACGCGCTACTTCTGTTTCATTTACACCAAATATTAATGGT